AGTGGCGCCGGATCGGGCCGGATGTCAGGGTCCGCCAGCACAAGCTTACGCGCCGTACGCACTATCACGGCCTGGTGAGCTGTAACAACGTGTGGGCGTGCCCGGTCTGCTCGAATCGAATCACGAACGGCCGCCGCGATGAGTTGCAGCGCGCGCTCGGTCTATGGAAGGAACAGGGCGGGGAATGCTACCTTGTCACGGCCACATTTCCGCATCAACGCGCCGATAGCCTGGCTGATCTGCTCGCGCTCATGCGGAAGGCGGCGGACCTGTTCAACACGTCGAAGGCCGCGCGCCGCGCGCGTGAGAAAGCCGGCTACATCGGCCAGATTCGCGCGCTTGAAGTGACCTGGGGGAGCTGGCATGGCTGGCATCCTCATTTCCATTTCCTTTACTTCTGCCTGCCGGGGCACGCCGACACGCTGCGCGGCCTCGAAACAACCTGGGCCGATGCGCTTATTAAATCCGGCTTGGCGGAACGCTCGAAGCTCAACGACATGCTGCACGGTGCTGATGGCGAGGCTGCGGCCTGGGACGTGCAAAACGGCGACTTTGCCGCCGACTACATCGCCAAGTTCGGGCACGATCCCTCCCAACAATCGACGCTCGGAGCGGGCGCGGCCTGGGGGCTGGCGCGTGAAATGGTGAAGGGGTTGAACAAGACCGGGCGCCGGCTGCGCGGGCTGACGCCCTTCACATTCCTCTACGCTGTCGCCGGCACGCATGAGCTGCACGGCATGAGCAAGGGCCGCGCCGCCGCGCTGTTCTGCGAGTTTGCCGCCGCCTTCAAGGGGCAGCGCCAGCTCTATTGGTCCCCGAAGTTGGAGGTAAAACTCAACGTGGGGCGGCTGTTCACTGACCAGGAGCTGTGCGACATGAACAATCGCAAGCAGGAATACGAAACCGTTTGCACAATCAACGCGGATGATTGGGCGCTCGTGCTCGCCCACGAAAAAAGGGACGCGGTACTGCGCGCCGCCGAAGCTGACGGCGCGGCCGGCGTGCGCGCGCTGCTCGATCAACTGCGCGCGCTCGCGCCGCCGCGCATGGCGGCCGGCCTCCTGACTCGTGCAGATGCCGACGGCCATGTGATCGGCCTCGATTCGCCGCGATGGGGGCACGGCCTCTAATGCTCGCCCGCGCCAAGACAATCGCCCGCGTGATCCTGGCCGAGACTGCGACGCCGGCCGCGGTGATGGCGGTCCCTCATAACCTGCGCGCCGCGCTCTCTGACCTGGCCGCCGAGCTGGTAGAAGTGAATCAACGTCTTGACCTGCTGGAAAGTTTTAGAACACTAGAAAGGGAATCATTCGATGGCAAAATCTAAATTCGGCTACATGCCCTGCCCGACGCCGAAGTGCGGCACGCGCCTGGTGGTGAAAATCAACGAGCACGAAACGATCAGTTGGGGCTGCGACGAGTGCGACGGCACCGGCTACGTGAAAAAAGGCGAAGCGGGATACGCTCGATGGCTGGAAGTAATCGAGCGCGCCGCGCCAGCTCTGCCGCCCGCGCCCGGGCCGAAACCGAAAGTCGAGCTGAAGCCGGCGCCAACCCCGAATCCTGAGGCTGGTAAGCGTGCTGTGTCGGCGCTCGATCTATGACCGCCAGCGAAAAGCCGGTCACTGTCTCTGATGAGCTGCGCGCGCTCGATCCTGCACTGAGGCTGCCTGGCGCCGAAGCCGTGACGGACCAGGCGCCGCCCGCACCTGGTGCGTCACCTGTCGGCGCGCTCTCGCCGGAAGATGCCGCGCGCCTCGCCCGCTTGGGGGTGGACTGGATTCTTGCTGCTGTCGTCAAACAATACCCGGTTCTGTCCTACCCCGAGGAAACGCGCGCACGCGCCGCGCAGTTGGCCGGCGCCGTGCTCGCCAAGTATGACGTGCTCTCCTGGCTGGTAAAATGGCGCGCTGAGTTCGAGCTTGGCGCATTTTTGGCGGGTGTCGCTTGGGAAAGTTATAAGGTTGTCCAGCGTTCAAAGCAGCCGGCGCCGGCTGCTGAAGGCGAAGTGAAGCCGTCCGTGTCGTGACGGGCAACACGCATCGCGCCGATATCGTCGCCGTGATGGGTGCGACCGGCTCTGGAAAATCCTCCACTATCTGCGTTGCGCTCGCCGCTAATCCTGCGCCCCGGCTGATGGTGTGGGATTTTAAACGTGAGTATCGCGCCTTCGGCCTTCCGTACACGACGCAGAAGCCGCTCTATGATCGCGTTGCCGCTGCCGGCGCCGGTCCATTCCGTGTTGTTTTCCATCCGTCGTTTGACGTGGACCAGGGCCGCGTGCAGTTCGATTGGTTCTGCAAGGTCGCTCACGCGGCAGGCGACGTGCTGGTGATCGCTGACGAGCTGCATCGCGTCATGCTTTCCGGCTGGTCGCCGGCAGGGTGGGGGCAGTTGGTCTGCCTGGGGCGTGCTCGAGGCGTTCGGATCATCGCGGCCTCGCAGCGCCCGGCCGGAATTGAAAAAGGGTTTTGGGACCAGGCGAGCGTGATACGTAGTGGCCGGCTCAATGGCAAGGCGTCCGCGCAGGCTGTGGCCGGCGTCCTGCTTGTCCCCTGGCAGGAAGTGGTCGCGCTGCCGCCGCTTCACTGGATTCAGCGTTCGATCTACACGCCAGCCGTCGTGCGCGGGCGCATTGAGTGGCGCGGCGGCCGGCCTCATGACGTGGTACTGTCAAAAAAACCCCTGCCCGGTGCGAGCGCGCCGTAGTCGCCCTATGGATACCCCCTCATGAGGGGGTGAGTTGCGGGCCTTCCTCGCCGGGTGTAACGATGCGCCCTGGATGCTTTCATTTATTACTCGTCGGGGGTTCACATGAACGGATTGCTTTCTCGGTGGTGGGTGCGCGTCGGCATCGTCGGCGGTCTGACTTACCTGGCCTATCGGTATTTGCCGGCCGGTTCGATCTGGCGCACGGGCGCCGTTGCTGTCGGCGCCGTGAGCGCAGCGACCATCGTTGCGAGCAACGTGCCCCTGGTCAACCAGGTGCTCGCCGGCCGGCTGCCGCTTCCCGCTTCCGGCGCCACAACGTAATCGCCGCTTCGCGTCCTGACTCTCAAGGATTCGCCCCATGATAAATATGCGTTCCGCCACTGTGCGCTTCCTCTCGGTCCTCTCTCTCGTGCTCATGGCGCTGGTGCTTGCCGCGCCCCTTGTCCTGGGGGCGACGCTCGCGGCGCTGATCCTCGCCGCGCCGCGTCCCTCGCTCGCTCACGGTGTCGCCGGCTACGTCCTGGTGGACCTGGAGCCTTTTGAAAACGTCGTCGCGGTCGGCACGGCAAGCGCGCGGTGGGATAAGGTGCTTGGCCGCTCCGTGGATCGCATCATTCTCCAGCTCGGCGGCGGCGTCGCGCTCACGAAGGCGATGATTTCCCAAATCAAGATTCTCGCCAACGAAAAAGTGATCTTCGACGACAGCGGCACGCGCACGGATGACCGCATGGAGTATCGCGGCATCACGGCTGCGGCTACTTTCCTCACGCTCGACTTTAATGAGATCCGCGCTCACTCCGACATGAACAAGGTCGCGGGCGCGCTCGATTGCCCCTCGCAGGGCATCCGCAAGCTCTCCTGCGAAGTGACGACTACCGTCGGCTCGACCGCGCCGACGTTGACCGCTCAGGCGATGCTGCACGAGACTCCCAATTCCGGCGATCCGCGTTTCAATCAGTTGATCGCCAAGGTGTTCAACAAGACCTGGAACTTTGGGGCGGCCGGCGAGTTCGCCTTTCCGCTGTCTCTGATGCGGCATCCGCTATCGCTTATCAAGCGCGTGCATCTGTCCGGCGCGACGGTCACGGCCGCGCGGGTGAAGAAAACTAACACTCGAAACGTCACCGATGAAATCTTCAAGGCGTCGGACGCGCAGAATGACCAAATCCAGATTGAGTACGGGCGCGTGCCGCAGGCGAACCTGTTCACGATCGACTTCATGCCGGATGGCGACGTGCGCGAGTCCCTGCCGCTCGCCGATGCGGTCGGAATGGAATGGTACGTGACCGTTTCCGGCGCCGGTAACGTGATCGTGGTGACTGAGCTGCTCGATCCGCTGTCCAACAACTAGGCGCTCGCCCGCGTGGAAAGCGATTTCGATTTCAGTGGCGGCGCGTCCGGCTCGTGGTGGGACGGCCTCAACCAGCTCGCGGGACAGGTTCTTGCCTACAAGACCGCGACCGCGCCCAATGCCGTGCGCTGGATGCCTTACGAGGCGGGCGGTGGCCCCCAGTATGGCGTCGGCGCGAATGGTGAGCTGATCTCGCGCGGGCTTCCCGCCTCGACTCCCGCCGCTGCCGGCCTCGCTTCGCTCCTGCCGCTCGCGCTGATCGCCGCCGCCGTTTTCCTTGTTGTTCGCGCGCTCAAGTAGCGCGCCGTCCGCCTGATCGGGCCGGGAGTCCCCATGCTCGGCAACTGGCAAGCGCAGCGCCTCGCTGATTTTGGTTTCGTCTGGCAACCCTACGACGAGGGCACGGCCGCCAAGTGGGCCTATTCCGGCGATGACCCGGCCTTGCTGCCGCGCCAGATGGCAGGCGATGAAACATGGTTGCCTGATTATGGTGCTGCGACTGAAACCATCCTCAGCAGCACGCCGCAATCGTGGATTGATGCCTACCAGGAGGAACAGCGCAATGCGCCGTATGTTCCCGCGCGCGGCTTTGGTGGTTGGCTAGAGCCGGGTCTTGATTTTGCTCACCGTCTTGTCGATAGATATGGCGAGGCCGTGGCCGTCGCGGGAATTGTTGTGGCGGGCGGGTATGTGGCTGGTGGTGCGGCTGGTCTATGGGGTGCGGGCGAGGGCGCTGTTGTCGCGGCGGGCGAGGGCGCGGTTGTTGTGGAAACCGGCGCGGGTGAGATGTTCGGGCTGACGGGCTTCGAGGGCGCCGTTGCTGCACCTGAATTGGCGGTCGCTGAAGTGTTCGCGCCAGTGATGGAAACCGGCGCCTTTGACATGGGCCTGTTCACGGCTGCCGACGTGGGCCTTGCCCCGGTGGTCGAAGCCGGCGCCTTCGGCCTCCCCGAAGCAATCAAGCTCGCGGAAACGGTCAAGGCCGTTGTCTCTCCGGTACTCGCCATCGGGCGCGCGCTGCGCGGCGCGGTCGGCGGTGACTCGGCGGCGGCGGGCGGCAGGAGCTCCGTCACGCCGCAGTATGCCGAGCCGCACGCCTTTTTTGGTCCAGTTCCGGCCGGCGATGATTTTGTGTCGGACTCAGTGTGGACGCTCGGCGCCGTTGTCGGCGCTCTCTCTCTGTTCATGGTTGCGAGGGGCTGATGCTCTTCCGTGAGGTTTTCGTTGCCGGTGTTCCGAAGCCGTTCAACGTGCCCGGCAATTATTTCCGCGTCAAGCGCGTGACCGGGCCGGCGCTTGAATCGCTGACGTGCAACCTGTTCCGAGGGGGGCAACGACTGCCCGAAAGCCTGGACTTCGCTGATGCGGGCGATTTTGCCTATGTGCCGCAGGGCTTTGACCGCGTGGAGATTACTTCCACCGTCGCGCAGACCGTCACTATTCAGATAGCGCGCGGGCGGGTCGGCACGGATCGCGTGACCGGCGAAGTGCTGGCGATCAGCGGCGAAGTCCAGCGCTCGAAAAACGAACAATCATTCATGGGCCGCATCGCGGTAACTGCGATCGCGGGGGACACGGCCTATGTCCAGTTGTGGAATCCTGCGGCGAGTGGAGTGCGCGGCGTGGTTAACCAGGTCACGGCTACGCTCACTAACGGTACGAATCTGGGCTTTGTGCTTAAAAATTACGACGTGGCGCTGCTCACCCTGGGGGCATCGTCGTCAAATAAAAATGCGGGCGGCCCCGCGCCCGTTCTCCAACTGCGCTCACTGTCGGACTTTGGTATTGTGGGTAATACGTGGGGGAAATTTTTCCCGGCCGCGCTCGGTATCTCCTTGGGGTATCAACCCACGGAGCCCTTTATCCTCGGAGAAGGGCGCGGGGTGATTCTGGAGACGGTTGCCTTGGCTCAGACTATCGAGGCGACTTTTGAGCATTGGGAAGAGCCGCTCTAAGCGGGCCTTAATGTGCGCCGCGTTGTCCTTCTGCTCGCGCTCGGTGTTGCCGGCGTCCTGGTCGCGCGCAATGCCGGCGCCCTCGCTGCGCCGGGCGATGGCCGATCTGCGCTCGGTGATCTGGCCGAGGGCGCGCTCGGTGCTGTAGATGATCTCGGCTACTCGCTAACGGGGCATCGCTTTATGACTGACTGGCGCGATGCCGCCGCCAAGCCGGAAAACGCCGCGCTCGTCATCGCCATGCGCGATGCGGAAGCGCGGCACGGCATACCCGCTGATCTGTTGGTGCGGCTCGCCTGGCAAGAATCTCGTTTCAAGGTGGACGCTTACAACGCCGGCAGCGGGGCGGCCGGCATCATGCAGATTGTCCCGAAGTGGCATCCTGGCGTAGACCCCTTCGATCCGTTCGCCGCCATCGACTACGGCGCGGGGTATCTCGCGCAGCTCCATCGCCAGTTTGGCACTTGGGAGCTGGCGCTCAAGTCTTACAACTGGGGGCCGGGCAACGTCGCGGCGATGCTGCGCGGCGGGCCTGACGCTCCATCTGAGCCGCTGGAAACGATCAATTATTCCGCTCAAATCCTCGCGGACCTGGCCGAAGCGGGGAGGGTGATTGCATGAGGGCGCCGGACCTGGTGACAATCGCCCTGATCGCGTTCGCGGTCTATTTCGTTTTCGTGACCGTGCGCGACCGCAGCCGCGCGCCTCGCGCGTACTACGCGCGCGGGGAGTTGGGAGATACCTGGTTGTGATCCTCAACCGGAATCTCTTGCTGATCGGGGCGGGCGTGGGCCTGGTGCTCGTCGTCGGCGCCGCGCTCGCCGCGCGCTACGCGCTGCCAGCGGTCGGGCAAGCGGTGAATCCCCTTAACCCTGAAAATATTTTCAATCAGGGGGCGAGCGGCGTTGTCACGGTGCTGACCGGGCGCGAGGAAACGCTTGGAGGCTGGCTGGCCGAGCTGTTCGATCCGGCAACGCGCGAGCTGGCGCGCGTGCTCGGTGCGCCGCTCGCTACTGCGGTAAAAAATCCCCTCGATTCAGGCGCCGGCGCGTTCCTTTAAGCATGGGCTGGATTTCGCAGCTCGGCGCGGCGCTGCTCGGCAACTGGCAGCGCGTCCTTATCTATGGCCTGGTGATCGCGGGCGCGCTCGCGACCGCTGCCGGCATGGGCTACCACCAGGGCGTTAAAAAGCTCTGGGATTATCAGGTAGACCAGGCGCGCGCCGCCGTCGCAATCGTGGTGAAGCAGGGCAAGGTCACGGAGCGCGTGCGCGTGCAATACGTCAAGATCAAGGGCGAATCCGTCATTGTGGAGCGTGCTGTTCAAACTGAGGTGATCCGCTATGTGGAAAAAAATCCTGGTCTGTGTCTCGATGCTGAATGGCGCCGGCTGCACGATGCAGGTACTGGCGCCGTTCCCGACGCCTCCACCGGAGCTGATGGAGAAGGGCGAGCGGCCCCGAGTGCTGCCGCCGCCCTCGAAACCGTCACCGGGAATTACGCCGGCTGCATCCGCACGGCCGACCGTTTAGACGCGCTTCAGGTGTGGGTCCGTGAACAGGAGAAGTTAAGCGACTAGATGGATGCCGCTGTCCTTATTCAACTGGCAACCTTTGTCTCGCTGCTCGCCGGCTTCGTGTATACGTGGTTTCGCGAAGGGCGCACGCGGGAATGGCAGCTCGCGGATGCGCGGGAAGTGGCCTCGAAACTCAGCGCGGACGGGGCGGCGATGGCGCTCAAGGTCAACGCTGACGCGATTGCGATGGCGGCAAAGGTCAATCAGGATGCCGCGTTGATGGCGGCGAAAGTGATTGACGATGCGGAAAAGCTCGCCGCCAAGGTTCACGACAGCGCGGAAAAACTCGCCAATAAGGTCGCGGAAAATACCGCCGTTTCGACTGACGCGGCGCGCGGGGCCAAAGAGGCGTACACGGAAGCGAACACGATCAATTCCAAGATTGCGGACCTGAACCGCCAGCTCCTGGTTGTCTCCGAGTTCATTAAGCACAGCGAATTGGAAGCGAGCGCGCGCTCGAAAGCATCGCAAGCGGAAGCGGAATTTAATGCGAGGGTCAAGGTTGCGATTGAGGAAAAGCTGCGGGAGATGAACGGGCGCCCATCATTGGCGACACGTTCCAGGCGGAAATCACGCTAGTCCGGCGTGACGCGCAAGAGCATCGCCCCGAGTCGTGATTCGAGCACAAGCTGTCGCCGATACCAGGCGGCGCGCGCCGCGCTCTGTGACTGCTCGAAAGTGCTTTTTCAGGTCGTCCAGGTAATCTGCGGTTGTCTTCACGATGGTCCTCCCTAGCAACTGATGTCTTTTATATCGTCGTAGCCTCGCCAGGTCAATGAGTAATGCCCTAGTTGACATGATCGTGTCACCTGTCTATTCTATTCTCCCCATAGCCCTGTGCCGCCCCACAAAGGCGACCACCAGGGCTTGTGGCTGCGGGGGCTTGGTCCTCCCCTGTCCCCCGGCCACTTTCCCCTGGGGAGGGTGTAGGAGGACTGCACATGATGAAGCTACCGCACTCCGGGCCAATCGCCCAAGCCGTCGCCGGGGAAGTTGACCGGCTCTGTGATTTCACCTCGTCGTTTTCTCAGTCGGAGGGCGCCGCGTATAAGGCCGCCTGGGATCGGCAGGGCAGTGACGCGCTGAAACACTGCGAGTCCTTCCGCCGTGATTGCCTGATCGCCTCACTGATCGCTCAAAGTGGGATGGGCGGCGGTTCTGAGTTCACTGAGCTGGTCGCGCGGCAAGCAATGTTGATTGATGCCGACATGGTGCGGCGGTGAAGCGGCCGCGCCCGATTCGCTGCACGCATCACGATTGCCGGTGCGCCCGCGCCGCTGAACTTGCGGCGATATCTGATCGCACGGGAGATCCTCGTTATTTGGTTGATGCCGTGCAGGTTCACGCTCGCACGGTGGTTTGTCGGCACGATGACGAGTGCGCGGGCGAGCGCATGGCTTACGGTGATCCGTTTGCGGAACGGGCGCCGGTATGAAGCGGCCACCTCAATACGCTTTTTGCTCCTGCGCTCGTTGCCGCGCGGCGCTGCTGGCCTGGCAGACTATGCTTTCCGTTTCCAACAAGCACCCGACGTTCTGCTACCTGGTGCGCGCTGTGCGCCGCGTGGGGCAACTATGAAGCGCCCGACGCGCACGGTGCGCCGCGAGTCCGTTATCAAGAATCGCGGCCGGCCGGTCGTGGTGCTGCTGCCGCCCACGGCTGACGTGATCCTGGTCCGCGAGAAGGGCCGGCGCACGGCCTACGAGGTTGACGTGCTATCGCTCTACAGTGTCGGCGCGAAGCTGCACGCCGCCAAGTTGAAGGCCGACAAGGAAAAGGTGAGTTTTAAGGCGAAACGCGGCGGGAAGCCTACGCGAGTGTCTTTCTATCGCAAATGACCGCCGAGCAGAAAAACATCGCCGTCGCCGTGCGTGATGAGCTGCTGCTGATGTTTGAGGACTTGATGCGATCCTCGCGGATTGTCGTCGCGCTCGAAGGCATCTGCGACCATTACTGCCTTCCGAAGCTCGACGGCGCGCTGCTGCCACAGGTGAGCGCTGCCGTGCTCGCTGCCGAAGCCGCGCACGCTGCCTATGAGGAATTAGTCGCCGCTCTGTCGGTGCAAACTGGTGACGCGGGGGCGGGGGCTTCGGCTCCTGCTCCCGCTGATCCGTTGAGGGCTGCGGCATGAGGGGCGTCCCCTGACTGATCGGACAAAATTGAACAACGGGGAGGTAGCGGGATTCGCTACCTCTTTTTTTGTGCGTGGCGTCGGCGCTTCCGGCGCGTTTTTCGTGAAAGGGTGAACGATGGCACAAGCCAAAACCAAACCGAAGGGCATCATGAAGGGCGACAAGGTGAAGATTACCGACGGCGAGCATTCGGGCCAGCTCGGCAAGGTGGTCCATCTGCGCGCCGCGACCGGCGAGGCTCACGTTGAGCTGGCGGAAACCGGCAAGACGGTCAACGTGCCGGTGGCGGACCTGGCCGCCGCGTAATGCAGCGGTCGTGCTCAACCTGCGCGGCGTTCGCGCCGCCAGACGCGGAAGGCGGCCGTGGCGAGTGCCGCGCGTCGCCTCCTACCGTTTTCATGCTGACCGGCAGGGTGCCCGTTTCCAAAATCGAAACCGGGCAACAGTCGGCGCGCATCGCTATTGAGTTTATCGCCGCTTTCCCGCCAATGCTCATTGATGGCTGGTGCGCCGCCTGGCGCCGTGAGCACTGGCAGCATCCGCGCACGCCAGAGCCGGCCGGCGCGCGCAGCTCGGGCATCCGTGATCCCATCTTGTGACCCTTAAGTTAAGCGTAAGCGTGAACACTTCCGCCATGCCCTTTCGCGCGCGCCTCGCGCTCGCGCTCGACGTGCTGTTCGCGCGCTCGGCTATCACTCTGCTGGTAGAACTGCCGCGCGAGCTGGCGCGGCGCCTGGCGAGGGGCAGGGCGTGAGGGCTGAGATTGTCAAGGCGGAAGCGCGCTGCCCGCCCGGGCTGATGCTGTACCGCCTGGCCGATGGTATCTATCGGCTCAATGATGAGCTGGAGCTCGAAAAACGCTGCCCGCGCTGCGTTGCGTACTTGCCGGCTTATAGTGAGTTTTTTTATCGCAATAGGACCAGGCACGACGGCCTCTATCGCTGGTGCAAGGCGTGCTTTCTGGATTGGTGCAGCGCGCGGAAGGGGCGGGCGTGAGATACCCAGGCGGCAGCCCGCCTGGCTGCGGCAGGGCATTTGCCATGCTCCATGTCGCCCACGGCTCGCCTGGCTGCTCTGGCGGGCCAATCTGCGGGGGAGGGGATCAGGTGAGGGCGGACGTGTCTATTTTCTTGAGTCCGGCGATGCACGCCGCGCCGAACGGCGTCACGTCCCACGTCCCCCACGGCTTATCGACAGGATTTTCGATTAGCCCCTTGTGGCGTAGTGACTCGGCCGGATCGCGCCGGGCTTTGCGGTATAGCTCACGCGCGCTGCCTTTCTTGGCGATTACCCGCAGCACGCGGAGCTGTGCGGCTGTGATGCTGAAGACGATTTTGCTGTCGTCCATCTTGTGCCCCTTTCAAGTCGATTTGACTAGCCTTCCGATCGGAAGGCTAGTCTTCCCCGTGATCCCTGTCAAGACTAGTCTTTGGGCTGGTCAAAGACTAGTCCTTGCGATCGCAAGGACTAGCCAATCATGACCGCCCCGGCGCGCCTTCCGGCGCCCGTCAGGGCGCCTCTCGGTCTAAAGGTAAAAAGCTCTGACCGCGGGGGGGTATCAATGGGGGGGCATTACGGCGCCCTGGCCGTCGCGCAACGGCTGATGTATGCGCCAGGGTTGCCGGCCGAGCAACAGGCCGCTATTTGCCGCTGCCTGTGGCGCCGG